GGCGAACATCTTCTGTTATGGAGTGGCAGCAGTTTATAGACCAGTACCAGAATGAACTAGGGTCGGCGCTGATTGGTGATGCCGCTAAAGATGCTGGTGATCCTGAAGATTTGTTTCAGGCTCTCTATCGGAAGCAGGCTCTGGCTGTTGAGAGCATGGAACAGGTTGAACAGGATCTGACCGGAGCGAGGCTTGCCATTGAGGAAGCAGAACAGGATCTGATGCCAGCGCGGACTGCGCTTGATGCTGAGTCTCAGGCTTTGGATGAGTTCATCGCTTTGCGTCAGACTGCCCAAGACCTGTCGAATACGCACAGGGCTGCCAATGATGCGTTGACACGCCTTGGTGCGGGGGTGGATGCGGCAGGTAATGAGATTCCGTTGGAGGCTTTGAGCGACGACCTTCGGAATCTGCGCATAGCGGTAGGTATTCTAGGGGAGGGCGATGCGGAGATGCTTCGCATGGCTAAGGAGGCGTTGGAAGAGGGCGAGGATGCGTTGACTGCTTTGGGGAAGTTCTCTCCTGTAGGCGACGATGACACGTTCTATCCGTTGACTCGTTTGCAGGATCGTGAACTGATTCTGGAAAGCGTGTGGGCTAGTGGGTTCCAACCGTTTGGCTCTTATACGCAGGGGCCAGCGGACATGGTGGAAGCGATGACGGCGGTTACTAGGTTCCGTGCGCACGGGGGTTGGGGCAGGTTCTTACGCGAGTATGACAAGATCCACAATCTGATGAAGGGCTACATGATTATGAAGCCCGGATTCCATATGCGTAACTTCTTCTCTGCTGTGTTTATGAACTACTTGCATGGGGTGAACCTGTCTTCGTATCGTCAGTTCCAGCGGGCGTATTGGCGGTTCCAGTACGACGAGGCGTTGGTGGCAGGGTTGGAGCGTCGGGCGGCACGCATGAAGAAGGTCATGGTTTCTCGCGGTATTTGGGGGAAGGCCACTCCTGAACACATGAACATTTTGCGTGAGATGCGCGACGGGGGAATCCTTGGTGGCACGCAAGGTCAGGTGGCTGGCGAGTTCTTGGCGGCACCGCAGGTGGGGGGAAAGAAGATCAACTTTGGTTTGATAAACCCGATGAATCCGCGCAATGCGCCGTTGCGCATTTCGCGTGAGGTGGGAGTGGGTACTGAAACCTTCGTGCGTGGGGTGATGGGGTTTGACACGTTGAAGAAGGGCGGCACGGTAGACGAGGCGTTCGATACGGTCGTGAAGTTCCATTTCGATTACGATGATCTGTCGGACTTTGAACGCAAGGTTGTGAAGAGGATCGTTCCGTTCTATACGTGGACTCGTAAGAACATGCCGTTGATGTTGGAACAGATCGGTCGGAACCCGGCGAAGATGACGGCGTACCTGAAGGCTAAGCGCGAGATTGAGATGGACTTGGAGCCTCCGGGGATCATCCCTGATTACTTCAAGCGGCAGGGTGCTATCCAGTTGCCGTTCAAATACGAGGGGCAGGATATGTTCATCCTGCCTGACCTGCCGTTCAAGACTCCGATTGAGTTGCTTGATCCGATGCTTGCGTTTGATGCTGATACTTCGGTGGTGGAACGTCTGCGTATCGCAATGGGTAGTTTGGGTACTCAGATCACACCGCTCATCAAGGCACCCTACGAGTGGAAGTCTAAACAGAATCTTTGGAAGGGCTACACGTTTGATGGCCGATTCCAGCAGGTACCTACCGTATTCGTGAAGACTCCGGGCCTGATGCACATGCTGCAACCCTTGGGGTTGGCAGCAAAGCAGAACGATATTTGGATCATGCGGGACTACAACCTGCACACGATGGCACAGTTGATGCCGACGTTTGCTGACATGAGGCGCTTGTTCCCTTCGGAAGAGAGGTATCAGCAGAGAACATTGTCTACATGGATGTCGTTCGCTTTCGGCCTTGGCCTGCGAACTAACACGGTTGAGGAACAGCAACGCACTCTGCGCGCCGAGTTCTACAAGCAGTTGGATGAGATGCAGGACATGCGCAGCATGATGGGTGCGGTGGAACGAACACAGTAGGGACAGTCTCCCCTATGAGTATGAAGTACGTTTCTCGTCAACAGTGGGGGGCCATCGATTCTGGGAGGCCGCTCAGACCGTTCCACAGCCCCGTCACGGGCCTCGTGGTGCATCACACTACTGGACCCTCAGATCACCCACGGCGGCGCGTCAGGGGCCACGACAGGTACCACGTACTGACTAAGGGATGGGACTCCATTGCCTACAACTGGTTGGTGTCGGGAGAAACGGGAGAAATATTTGAAGGTCGGGGCTGGATGAAGGGTGCTGCTACACGCGGGCACAACTTCAACACCATCTCTGTCGCCCTAGTGGGCGACAGCGATGATGGCCTCACGCATACAGGCAAGGAGGCAATCCTTGCAGTCGTCGGAGCAGCACGGGAAAAGTATGGCTCGCACCTATGGGTCAAGTGCCATCAAGATTTCTCAACAACTGACTGCCCCGGCGATTCCTTGAAGGGGTGGGTTAGCGCAGGCATGCGCGTAGACGACACGCCATCTACGAATACGGTGGTGGATTGGGCAGGGATTCTCCGGTACATACTGGAGATGGGTGATACTGTGACACCTATCAAGCGCGGCTCGTCGGGTACGTGGGTTGCGTTGGCGCAACGAAGACTGAACGACAGGGGGGCCGACCTGATGGTCGATGGCATTTACGGACGCAAATCTGCGAGAGCGTGTAGACGCTTCCAATCGCAGTTTGCGATGAAGGTCAACGGAATCGTTGACTCAGACACATGGAAGGTATTGTGGACAATATGAACGATCTACTTGAACGAGCGGCATGGACATTCGCGCAGGCATTCTTAGCCCTGTTTGTGATTGGAGATATGTCAACATTGAAGGTTGCCCTTGTGGGTGGTGTGGCTGCGGCCCTGTCAGTCATCAAGACCTACGCAAAGGAAAAAATCTGACATGGCCTCTGACGCTGAGGAAGTGGACGCAAAGTTTGCCGAGTGGATGACGGAGGAGGGCGACAGTATCGCCAGTCAGATCCATGACACGTTGAAGGCAACGTCACACAACCTCAGCATCAACGACGGTAGTCACGCAGTCTGGCACGACGGAAGTCTTGGCATGCTGATGGTGTTACCGTTTGAACACGCGATGGCGTTCGCTGCTGAGAATGTGATAGGGGACTTTGAACAGACCCCGTTACACAACTACGTGTTCTCCACGATCAGCGAGTTGATTATGCGCGCTACTCAACTCATGGGAGAGGACTAGGCGTTAGCGGCAACGTCCAGTTGTCAGCCTCCACCAAGCAACCAATCAGGCAATAGCCGACTAGATCGCGTAGCGTATCATCTACTGTTTCGTGGTTCGGATGGTCCCCATCCAACTGCCACACGTAATCTTCCTTGCCCAACGATGTGGCAGCACGCAACGTCGCTAGGTTCTGCAACCGTGCGATCTTGTCGTGCAACCTGACAATCACACCATCCCTGCCGAAGCGTTGAATATTGTCATACCCGTAGTCGTCCATCTTTGAACGAAGCAACGGGTAGACGGATTGTGCTGTGGGTACAGGCGAATGACCGTAGAACCTCACGAGGTCTAGGACAATGATCGCCACAGCCTGATACCAAAGCGTGCATGCTTCAGCGGCGGCGTCGCCCTCATGGTCTTCGGGTATGTACCCGTACCAGTTGGCAGCGAAGTCGTCGTACTCTGCACGCAAATGATTCAGCAATGCGTTCGCATCATTGTACGACGGATGACGTACATTTGATTTGCGCAAATGATCTATTCTTTCCGCATTCATTAGGATTGCTTTATCCCAAGAAGCGGGGTTGATTCTAGGTACTTTCTCCATAAATATGCTCCCTCACATACGGGTTATCTTCCAATGTTTGGCGAAGTTTCGCCAGTATATTATCTCGTTTACGTGCCACGGTAGTCTTGGGAATACCCAATACATATTCCACATCACGTAAACTTAGACGCTCAAATAGCAGAGCGTTTATCAACCAGACTTCCTCAGGCTCCAAAGAATCTATCGCTGCGACTACTGCTTCACGCAAGTCGTGGCGTTCTTCTAGGGACACCCGTGTCGTCTGGTGCGGTGCTGTCTGTTGCAGCGCCTGTATCGCAGTCTCAGGTTGACCGATGTCGCGGCGTATCGCCGCAGCATCGAACAGCCATGCGAACTCTATCGGATCACGAAGGATCTCTCTCTTGGGCATATGTCGCTGGGGGGTTGAGGTACTCTTCTGAGATTACTCGTGTACCGTCCGCGTCATAACCGGACGGTTCGCCCTTCTCCCACGCTTCATCATGGTCAATCCATCCAAGGATCTCCACGGCACGGAACTCTGGAGCAACGGGTCTGACCACGAATAGGATCAGATTCTTCTCCAGTTGTTTGCGACGCACCGCAGCACTACTGCTGGTACGTACGCGTCTGACTTCAATATTGTGTCCAACATCGGCCATGCCTTTGAACTCTGCATGACGATTACCGGGCCACACATGACCGCCCCAGTATTGGTTGGTTAGTTTAGCGACGGCCAACTCACCGGCACATGCCGCAGCCTGTGCCGTGCGATCGTCTTCCATGCGTTTCTTGTCGTAGTAGGCAGCATCGGCCTTGCCCCAGTTCTCAATGTACCGACGGGCACCTACGTGCAAAGCCCACTCGTATTCCCATGATTCTAGTTCAATCAGTATGGCAGTCATATCTTCATCGCATCTACGTGAACTACCTGTCTGTCGTTCGCTATGATACCTGCACGTTGGATGCCATCTAACGCCAGTTTGACGTAGTTGTCAATGTCACCACGTAACTTGGTGTGCCAATCGTCAACAGGTATGATAAGTACGCTGGTGCTGTCCTCTTGGAACGTAAGTTCCAATCGGACAGCACCTTCATACACGGGGTGGTCCTCACCCGCCGCTTCGATGTAAGCCTTCTCTGCGCTTACAGTCTCGGTCGGTGTGTAGACCTTCCCCTTGCGTGACATACGGGGACGCCCCTTGGGTACGGGGCGTTCGGGAATCAGAAACGCAAACTCACCCGGCCCTTGTGCGGGCGTCTGCGATGAGTCGTTCGATTTGTCTATCACAATCGTTCCTTCCCGTGAACTTCGGGCCGTCGTCCCACCATGCACCTAGGCGTCCGTCCAGATCCTTCGTCCATGATGTTACATCCAGCACACTATAGCCGGACTCTAACATGGCACGAGCGAACCGGTTGAGGAACCCGTGTCTACCACGTCCAGCACCGTGACTCCGGTAATAGGGAACAGGACCGTTTTCGTACATCTGTTTAGCCAGCCCCCGCAAGCGTGTTCCATCCACTCGCATGAGCGGATCTTTGCTGTAGTCACGGGCAGGTGGTAGGTCCGGTTGGGTAGAAACAGGGGATTTGTAGTAGGTCGCCGCATGGCGCAATAGGTCAAGGGTGGTGCGCTGCTCTTCAGCAGCGATCACGAAGTCGTAGTATTCCAACGGGTCACCGTCGGAATCTAGGATTTCTTGCCGCCCTGCGGGACGTTTCCCACCGTACGGTAAACGCATGTAGTTGCCGGGAGGCCCATCCAGTGAGTCCTGTTTAGGAAACACGGCGTCGTAGGGTGCCCCGGTAAGTTGCAAAGCAGCCATCAATGCCTTACGCATGATGGCTGCTTCAACCCATTCCTGTGCGAATACCCACACATGGCATCCCTTGCTGCGTGAGCGTTCAACCCACGCACGAATGTCCTGTGCCCATAGGATCGTGGCAGCATTCTGAGCAAGAACAACGGAGTCTTCACCCTCGTCTATGTCCATCGCTCCCCACTTACACATCCACAGTTCAGGTTGCATGTCCGCGTATTTACGGTCTGTTCCAAAACTGGCAGGCCCACCGTGATTCATGTACGGGTCGTAGACAATCGGGTAAACCCCGATCATCTCTTCGCCATTCAGGTGACGCTCAGCGAGTTCATCGGTGAGCGGCTGCCAACGGCAGCCACCTTCGTCCGTACCATACGCAAGATCAAAGCCAGAAAACAGTTCAAACAGGGCGTTAGTCATCTAAACTCATCTGCTCCCATGTGACCCCCGGCTCCAGCAACCTCCCGCTCGCATCGATCGTGAGGTTCACCTCAGCCTTCGCACCATCACCGGCCTTGTTCTTCCACAAGCCCACGCTTATCTCATTCTCGTAGTAGGCACGTTGGTCATCGTCCAACGTGGTGTCCTCCAACCTGCGCCAAGTCTCAATCAAGAAGTGGCTTTCGCTGGTGGAGGCGTAACGCCCTGCGTCGATACCACCCGCCTGCCCACGGTTCCCTGAACCCCGGCCAGACTGGTGAATCATCACGCCTACGACACGCCAGTCAGAGATGAGGTGCTTGAACGATTCGATCTTGGCTTGCACGCTGGCTGCATCGCCAGCGCCCCCGCCCCGAATCAACTCCAAGTAATCGTAGACCAACACCTGTGGGCGTTGCCCTTCCCATAACGTCACTGACGCAATACGCATTGCCTTATCCAAGTCGTCCACCGTCATACCGGTGGACTCAAAGTGAAGGTTCTTCTCATCGTGCATGATCTGTGCTGCGCGTCCCCACGCTGTCTGATCCTCACGTATGAGCCGACCGATCCAATCCTTCTGATCGATCTCCAAACGGATAGCAGAATACCTGCCCCAAAACATAATCTCAGTCTCATCAGGGCTAACCCACAACGTGCGATGACCACGATTGCGAGCAATCATGTTCAACGCAAGCAGCGTCTTCCCTGTATGCGACTTACCTATGATCGTAACCAACTGGCCCGGTCGTGCGCCCCCTAATGTTGCTTCATCAAACTTGCGGATACCGAACGTCCATTCGTTCCCGGCATGCAAGTCGTGCTTCATGCGCTGCACCTGTATGTCCTTAGGGGTGAACAGTCTTTCCAAATCGGCAGGTGAGATACCATCTATCTCAACCGCCGGGGCGGGAGGTCGTTCCTCCCGCCCCAACAGGCGCTGCGCATCTTCGATGCTCAGGCGGTCAGGCATTTATGTGCGCCAACCAACCGTGAGGATCGATGGGGTTCGGACGTTCACCCCAGTTGAACGGGGAATGCTTCTGCAAACCACCGAAGTACCCGCTCTTGTTGGCGAGGGGATGGTTCCCATCGCCTACACCTAGGAACGGTGTGCCGTCTTCTCCGACGCTGGCTGCCTTCTTGATCTTGAAGTCGCCAAGGCCACACTTGCCCGTCTTCGTAACAGGGATTGCCTTGTTACGCATGGACTCTGCCCAATAGTCCGCAGGGAACTCACGCGCTCCGGTCTGGAAGAGTTTACGAACCGCCTGATTGTCCATGAACATGCTGTCCTTGGATGCGTAGGCGATACCCGCTGTCTTCTCAGTCAGGAATATCTTGTATACCTGAGCGTAATCGGGGTCGTCAATGTACATAGACGGCCTCCCGCTCGTTGCCTCATAGGTAGAGGGCGCAGCGGTCGCTC